TGAAGCTATCGCCAGAGGGAAATGCGTCATGCTTGAAGAATTTCAAGCGAGATGTAGCCCTCCTGACGTATGGTGATGACAACACCGCTGGATCGCGCGTGGATTGGTTCAATCATACCGCCATTGTCGGGGTCCTAAAGTCCATTGGTGTCACATACACCATGGCAGATAAGGAAAGTGCGTCAGTACCTTTTATCCATATCGATAACGTTTCTTTTTTGAAGAGAACATGGGTATGGAATGAAGAAGCGAACGCATACTTCTGTCCCCTTGAGGAAGCATCGATTCAGAAGATGCTCCTCATTGCTGTTCGATCACGAACCGTGACAGATGACAAACATATGTCCGATGTTATTCGTGCAGCCCACCAGGAATGGTTCTGGTACGGCAAGGAGCGATTCCATGCGGAGGAAGCTTACCTTAAAAGTTTGATACCCGGTGAGCTAGAAGTGCACTTCATGGAGTGCCCCCTTCCTTCGTGGGATGATCTAATGGCGAGATTCCATCGGGCGTCCGTGGGGGTCGAGGACTTTGTCGTGGGGGAGTTGGTAGAACTTCCCGAGCTTGATTAGCCAAATCCCAATCTGCCCGTTTTGCGTGATCTGTAGTGTATATTTACTTCTATTTGATGCATTAAGTGTGCAGGCAAGTACGTAAACCCACCGGCTCATGGTTCCACTATTTAGTGTGAGGATTCTGGGTGTCCGAAATAGAAAAACAGGGATGTAGTGTAGGCACGCGAAATCTCTTCATAAAAATTGCCAAACAAAAATTTGAAAATGAAAACGTGTACCTCCTACGCCAAGGAGGATATGGTACTATGTAGACCAAAAATCCAGTCTGATGATATTGTGGAAGAGGCAACTCCAGCACAGCACATCGAACAGGTCACCACAACGTTCACAGATGAATTTGGTGGTGTGTCAGTGGGTGATTCTTATCAACAAGAACAATTCACAGTACGTGATGCGAACATGGCAGCTACGCTTGCTAATTTCATGCAGCGTCCGGTACGTATTGATACCTTCACGTGGAACGAGTCAGATCCACTTGGAGTTGTCCGTACGATTTCACCTTGGTCGCTTTTCTTTAACGATCCCAGCATCAAGTACAAGCTGAATAACTTTTCATTTATCAGTTGCAACCTCAAATTGAAGATTATTGTCAACGCTTCGCCGTTCTACTTCGGTGCGCTTCGAGCGTGCTATCAGCCTCTACCAGTTTTTAAACCTTCCACGGTTGGGACGGCGAATGTGAAGACTCTAATCAATTATAGTCAACAACCTGGGTTGTGGATTACCCCAATGACTTCTGAGGGTGGTGAGATGACTTTACCATTCCTCTTTCATAAGGATTACCTATCAGTCCAGCGCCTAGCAGATTTTACAAACATGGGCACTCTTCGCTTTGTGAACTACGCAGCACTTGATAGTGCAAACGGAGTCACTGGCGTGGGTGTCTCGGTACAGGTGTATGCTTGGGCTGAAGATGTTGTCCTATCAGGTCCTAGTGTGGGTTTGGCTTTGCAGGGTGATGAATATGGTACTGGTGTGGTTTCACGCCCAGCATCTATCGTTTCTCGTATTGCCGGCTCGCTCAAGGGCATTCCTATCATTGGAAAGTTCGCTACAGCGACGGAAATGGGAGCCAATGCAGTCGGAGGTATCGCCAAACTTTTTGGTTTTACTAATGTACCAGTTATTTCGGATACTCAGCCTTATAGACCGTCGCCATTCCCACAATTCGCATCTCCAGAAATTGGATTTCCAGTAGAAAAGTTAACATTGGATGCGAAGAATGAACTATCCATAGATCCTTCAGTGGTCGGAGTGGACTCCCAAGATCCTTTGGCGATTGAAGCCATAGCATCTCGAGAATCTTTTCTCTGCTCCACAACGTGGAGCACAACTTCCGCGGTTGATACACCTTTGTTTACTTCCCGAGTTACACCTTGGTTGTTTGACATCAACGGAACTCGCAACACCGCTGGTTGTGCTTATTATATGACTCCGATGGCAGTTTCGGCTGCCAATTTCGGACATTGGCGCGGTGATGTGATTTTCCGCTTTCGCGTAGTATGTTCTAAGTATCACAAGGGTCGACTGCGACTGTCATATGATCCAGCTAACGCTACTGTCCAAACAACGGGAGACACTGGTTCGATGACGTTTAACAAGATAGTAGATATCGGCGAAGAATCAGAGTTTGAAATTCGAATTCCTTATCATCAGGCGCTAGCCTGGCTGCAAACAGATACTCTTCTTTCATCGAATCACTGGACTACGAGTACTACTCCAACACTTACTGCAAGTCCGTTTGCTACAAATGGAATCCTGTCACTCAAGGTTTTGACCTTGTTGACTGCTCCAGTGGCGACGTCACCAGTCAGCGTGTTGGTATTTGTGCGCGCAGCAGAAAATTTCGAGTTAGCTAATCCGACCAGCCTGCCTCAACTATCACCCTTCACCGTTCAATCTGATGAGGGGACCACAGAGGCTTACATGCCCGGCTCTAAGGATGTAGTAGATATGTCACGATACCGAATTAATTTTGGTGAATGTGTCAAATCTTTTCGTCCTTTGATGCGCCGAGCTGTGCCTAATGAGACATGGTATTATCCCGGGGTGCCAACGGCAGCTTACTATTGGGTGGCGCGGAATTTCCGATGGCCAAAGATGTTCGGGTATGATCCGAATACATATAATCAAGCTAAAGGAGTCATTACTACTGCGACAACGTACAACTTCAACTATTCGCCAATGAATACTTATGCCATAATCTCCAATTGTTTTGTTGGTCAGCGTGGCGCCATTATTTGGCACTTGGTCCCTGATGCACCTAAACCTTTGAACAACCTTCGCGCGGTTCGCCGCGCGTGGTTGTCAATGGTTGCAGCTGCGAGTCCGAGTTCCAATAACCTGACTCTTACCTCATCTAGCTTGAATTCAGTGATAACTCAGTACGGATCAGCCGGAACAGCGGTTGTGAACTGTACGACGACGAATGGTTTATCCATTTCGATTCCGAATTACACACAATTCAAATTCCAATCAACTCGTCCTGATTGTTCAACTATTCAGTACAACAACGATCTTGATCGTTCAGATGGAGGTGACTATGAGTCTTGGCAAGTTGATTTCACCGGAACACAATCCGATATCGCAGCGAATGCTGTTAAGATCAATACCTATTTCGGTGTTGGCACAGATTATTCGGTTGTTTTCTTTCTGAATGTTCCTACGATGTACGCCATCCCATCCCTACCTGTCCCTGTCTAGATAGGTAGCTCTCAAGTCTCCATGGGAAGAGACTACGGCCACACTGCGAAATAAAACAGTGCCGCCCGACAATTACATATGATGCAAGCCAGTGAGAGTGGTGCATCCGCAGAGAATACCTGCGATATCAACACAATACCAGACCGACGTGCCGGATGGGGCGGACCAGAAGTCCGCCGAGCTACAAGACATACTAACTTTGCAAAAGTGCATAAAGTGGAGCTATGTCAATAGCTCCCCCCTTTGCACTGAACTTAGTTTTAAAGTCTTGTATGCTCCATGAGCATAGAAGC